AGCCTCCAATTTTAAAGGTTTAACAAATTTTTTGTGGTCATCAAAACTGACATCACACAATAAAGTTCCATACTTGTCTCCAGCATACAAAACTAATCTTTGCTCAACATCGTTGTGAGGAAAAGAGAAAGAAACAACAGCAACAACTTTGCCATCAGCTTTTAAATCTTTGATTGTTTGAACTGGGATGTTTTGATTTCTACCCATCGAGATAGATTTGTTATTAACTTTTTCTAAATCAGCCATGCTGATTACTTGGTAAGTCTTACCCATAGCAGCTCCTTTTTTTGGTTTATCCCACACAAGCAAAGTCTTACCGATAACCTTCGATGACTTGTTTTTTTGTGGTAGGATGACGTTAGTAAAATAGTTCTCAAGATTTGAGTAACTGGCAAACTTTATTTTTTGAAAGTTATTTACCATATACAATCTATATAAGAATGTGTTTCCGATTTGTCAACACTTAGTTGACAGATAAGCAAATTAATTTGAGCAAAGGAAGGGTATTACTAAGTTAATAGTTTGGAATAATTCTAAAGTAGGATCTAGTAATTTATTCTTCTAGTCTACTTTGTTGGTCTTGCAGGTGGATCACATTGATTAATTTACTGTGAGCCGTCTTTGAGAGAGCTGCAATACCTGGAGGATACTTGCCTCCATTTTGTTTTTTAAGCCTACTTATTTTTATGTTCAGCCTTTTTCTCTCGTTCTCTTCCGCCTGGATTTTGCTCTCCAGGTGTTCGTAGTGTGTTATCGCCATCGGTACTTACCTCCTTTATGCGATTAAAGTCATAGGTAATTGTCTTTGCATCCATGACTATTTTAGCTGCGGTACTTGGCACACTCGCTTGGACCGCAGTATTCACATCTTTAAATGTTTCAGTTGCAATAAATGAAACAGATCCAGACCAGAATTTTTCAATCTTTTTTTTCATCGGGGTAATCTCGTTCTAAAATTATTTCGCAGTAATGAATTATTTTTTTAATATCTTCTGATTTATTTTTATTTTGATGTCTGCACGCTAATTTTACAATATTTCCCTCCGCAAACAAGAGTTTATTCTCACATATAAAATAAGCAGGGGATACTTTTAATTTTTTATAATGAGATCCACCAACTTGTTCATTTAAACATTCATAATTAAATTCTTTAAATATATCTTCGTGGGTCATTGTTTTATTATCTGTAGGCTTCTTGCTTTGCCTGGTATTCTTTTTAACCATCCTCGTTCCTCTAAATTCTTTACATAAACATTAACAGAGTTTCTTGATTTTAATCCAGCCGCCTCCTTAATCTCATCGTAAGAAGGCGGATAGTTTTTTTTTGCAATAAAGTTTTTAATAAAAGAAAATACTTTTACCTGTTTTGCAGTTAAACCATATTGCATATTGATTACCTAAAATTGCTCATCCCAGGCATCCGCTGCTGGTTTGCCTGTACCAGTAGATACACTTTTTTTAATAGTGATCTTTATAGATTTATCATCTTGGATCCAGGCAGCTGGTTCGTGCCATTCATCCTTGATAGTAAAATTTTTTCTGTAAGGTTTACCAGTTTTCTGATTTACCTTATCACTATCAACTGAGATAAAATCTGGTTTACTGTCGCCAGGAGTTTTATCTGGGTTTCTCTTTATCGAGAAAGTTGCGACCCAATTTGGATCTTTTGGTTTAGTAGTCATTGTTATTAGCCTCCGATTAGTTGCTTTTGTTTATTCTTAAAAGCTTGGACAATTTCCATAACTTTTGCAGAATTAGTTTTTTTGAGCTGCGTTAAATATTCTTTATTGTCTGACATCAGCTCTCTTAAATTTGCTTGTTGACTTGAGTTTTGTATTCTTTCTAAAATTATTGCTGCTTGATCTAACTTAACTTCTGAATTTAATTTATTTTCTGGAGGCAGCTCTTCTGCTGAGTAAACTTGACCATGTATGTTTAATGCTTTTAGAACAGCTCTATCGACAGCTCTTTTTTCTGCTACTGATACAGGGTAGGGGAAATCATTATTTAGTGGAGAACATTCTCCAAGTGATGAAAATCTTTTATTATTATAAACTGCTAAACCTTTTACTACTGCGCAGCCTTTAGTTATATCGCAGCTCTTTAGATCTATATCTGTAGTAATACCATACTCGTAAGCTAGTCTTTCAATTTCAAAATGTTTGATGGCAAACTTACCTTTATCAATCTCCCACATACCACCATTCTTTTTAATATCTTCTAATTTCTTTTTTAAATTAGTTGGAAAGTTAATTACTCTAGTCATATTTTTTATCTCCGATTTCCAGGCTGTTACTTAGAGAAAAGTTGCCGCTTTTAGAACTAGGTAACGCCTGGTCATCTTCATTAGTTAAGTAACCAAAGAGAGATAAAGATAAAAAGATCACGAAAACAACAAGGGAAATGTAAAAAAATCGCGATCTTTTATTTTTTTTCTTAACTAATTCTGGGTACACATACAATTCTTGTACGTTTAAAACTAAAGGATCTTCTCTTAATTTTTTCAAGATTGACCCCACAATTCTTTTGCTTTGTCTAAATGATCTCCCATACCACGCCAAAAATAATGACCGAAGTCTGGGAATATATCTTCCACCCAAGTATTCTTACCTGCGTGTTTCTCCATAATTTTTTCACGATTGCTGCATACAATCTTCATCTTATTTAATAATAGTTTTAAGTTTTCTGGTTTAAGATCATCGCAATTATCTTCATTAAATAAATTATAACCTTCTTCATGGACCACCAATAAGTTTGGTTTTTTACCAGTTGCCAGAAAATAGAAAGCCACCTGGAGTAAGTGTTCGTTCCATCCAAGATAACCTTCATCAATTTTTGGTAATGAATAAGAGCTGGTTCCGTCTTTACGCGGTCGATTTTTTTTACGCCATTTTGTTTTTAATTCTATGAATTGATCGGCATCCTCAAAATCCACTCTACCTATCATTGGCAGCACACAATCTGGCAGCATCAACTCGACAGATCTTTCACATTCTATTTCCCCTTTGAGACCAACTTCTCTAAATCCTTTTTTAAATTGATCGAATAGTAATGCTAAACCTTTTCTATTTACATCATGTTGGATCTTGTCATCTTCATTTGCTGGACCATACTGATTAAATTTTTCAATAATTTTTTCAAATACTTTTCTAGTTGGTGGAATTGGTTTTTTTGTTAAGCCTTTACCTTTTTCATATTCCCAAATAAAATTACCAAATTCTAATTGACCCATATCTCCAATACAAACACCAGAAAACATTTTAGAATTTATAGGTAGATCTCTTCGTTCTTCTTGGGATAAATATAAATATTTGTAACCCCACATATCATCTGAGGTGTTAGCTTGAGAAGGGGAATGATGATTAATTTTATAAAGTTTTACCCATTCTGGTAATTCTTTTATGCCTGTAATAAATTCTGCTATTGCTTTATCTGCTGCTTGTTCTTTTGAAATCATAAATCAAATCAATAGAACAATACATAAACATTTATGGATAACAGTAAATACTAATTATGGATAAATAGGGAATATTCCCAACTAGGTTGTAATTTTTTGTTTTAAATATAAAGGATTATATTTTACTTTTACTGGTACAGCTATTTCAAGATCATCTTCTGTAAATTTATGACAACCAGGCTTAATTGGTTCTCCTGTTAATGGGTGCATAACTGAAAAAGTATAATCTGAATTAGCTTTTAATATTCCAATAACATCAGATATATCATGTTTTTTACCTACTTTTTTTTTGTAAGATTTTGATGCAGTACAGTAACAATATTTATTAAGAGCCAGGCTGCTCCATTTTTTTACTTTTGGAATATCAAATAAATAAATTTCTCCATCAACATGAGATCCAGGAATATTAATTTGAATAGCTCTAACATTTTCATTGTAGTATTCAAATGGAATATTAATTTTATGTTGATCTTCTTTGTTGTACATTTTTACATTGTAATTTGAGGTAACATACCATTTTAAAACTATTTCAGATCTTGGTTGATATATTTCTACTGGGTGTATATTTAATGCGTCTGCAATTTTGATTGCATTATCCCAAGCAATTTCTCTACTATCATTGGACCATCTGCTAATCGTAGTTTTATCTCTATGTAAAATACGAGCCAAATCTTGTTGGGTCATATCTTTTTCAATTAATAATTTTTTAAGTAATGCCATAGTTTTTTTATCGTGGTTATCTTCAGACACGATATTATTTTTAATAATAGTGAATTTGTTTTTTATTGTCATATTGTCAACGTATTAGCAAGTATTTAATAAGTCAACAGTTCCCGTGTAATACATTTAGAAGTTGTTAAAAAAGTATAGTTTTCCCGTTATATACATAACTTAGTTACGCATATTCATTGACAATAAGGTAAGGATAAATAAAAACGATTTTAATGAAATTAGAAGAATTTAGAAAAAAAAAAGGTTTTTCACATAAAGAATTAGCAAAGTTTTTTGGTCTTACTGGGGTTTCTCCAGAGAGTACAGTTTGTAGATGGTGTGTTGGAGATCGTATTCCGCGACCCAAGTACATGGATCTAATTAAATCTAAAACAAAAGGCAAAGTATTACCATCTAGTTTTTATGGCTAAACAAAAGATAACAGGAACGATTGCTGATTACCCATTTGTAGAAGTTAAATGGTTGGATTGTATTGCTGATAATTCCTGGATGACAGTATCAAGAGCTTTAAAAATTGAGCCAGCAATTTGTATAAGCAAGGGTCATCTCCTGGTTAGAAACAAAAAAGTAATCACAATATTTGCAGACTATTCTTATGACATGGAGGATGGATCTTTAACTGTAGGTAATACAAACACTATTCCTGGCGGTTGGGTACAGGATGTAACGGAGATTATTTTTAACAAATGACAGAATTAACGCCAGCTCACTTTCATGTAATTGATAAGAATAAAGCTAAGTCAAAAGAAACTGATAAATTTAAAAAAGAAATAGATAGGCTGAGCGAAGAAAATAAAAATCTAAAAACAATAATTGATGGTTTGCAAAAAGAAAATAAGCAGCTGAAAGATCCTCTTAATGGTTTCCGTAAGGATGGTGGTCTGTAATGGCGCGAGATATTTATTTTAAAGATGTAAAATTTTCTGATTATAGTTTATGGCATCGTGCTTTGCCACAGAAATTGGGTCTAATCGATATGGATGGAGTTGGTATCTGTTTAAGATGTAAGGAGCCATTGTATCTAAAAGAAACAGCATTTGATGTTGGACAACCCTGGAAAGCTACAACAACGACAGCCAAGTTAGCCAGGATGTGTGGATTACCAAGTTTCCTGGTTTTTTATAAAGTCAAAGGTAAGCAAGTTATAGGCTTTAGAGTTCAGCA